AGCCGCGGGCAATGAATGAAGCTGACAGGATCACAACCGAGACGCTTGCCTTGGAAGACTTAATGGCATGGGGCGAAAGCATCAGGCCAATCGCGCAAAAAGCATTTGCCGGTTTCGGTGAATTTGTTCCCGGCGAACACTGCCGTTTCTGCCGGGGAAAAGCACAATGCCGGGCGCGCGCTAATGCAAATACCGCGCTTGAAGATTTCAAGGATTTGATGCTGCCAACCTCGGAAAACCTGATGCTAATTGATAACGCGGGAGTCGGTATAAGTGATGCAGCTATTCTTACCCATGCCGAGATTGGCGGTCTGCTTGTCCGGGGGCAAAGCCTTGTCCAGTGGTACAAAGACCTTGAAGAGTTTGCCCTTGCTGCACTTCTTAGAGGTGAAGATATTGCCGGGTGGAAAGTCGTTGCCGGCCGGAGTAACCGGACATTCAGCGATGTTGATGCGGCGATCGCTGCCGTTATCGCTTCCGGTTATGATGAGGCCCTGGTTTATGAGCGCAAACCAAAAACACTGACACAGCTTGAAACGCTGATGGGTAAACAGCCTTTCGAGGACACAATTGGGCGCTTCATCTATAAACCTCCCGGTAAACCCACCCTTGCCCCCCTGTCTGATAAGCGGGAACCGTACAATTCGGCAGCGTCTGATTTTGCAGAGGCAAAAGGCCGGGGGGAGTCCCTGCCATTCAATTGACTATGGACACTTCGATTGCAGAGATTAGCTGTGACCGTTGCCGTATTCGCTTGAAACTGCCGAATTATTTTGCTGAGGCATCTTTAAATAACATTCGCAAGATGTTCAAGCTGATATACATCTACTCTTATGAAAATGAAGAGGCGATAGAAAAACTAGGTTGCTTTTTCACCGAATGGCCTCGGTTATGTTTACGCAAAAAATCAGACATGAATCACCGCACCAAAGTAATAAACGCTTATGAATCAATAATCAAAAACAAATTAGGAGGATAACAAATGTATCAAAATGACCCATTAAAAGTATTGACCGGCGAAGTCCGCCTGTCCCATGTGTCGGTGCTGACGCCGAAAATCCCGGAACAAGGCGGCGAAGCCAAGTATTCCGTAACCCTGCTGATCCCTAAAACCGATGCCGCCACGAAAGCGGACATTGATGCTTCCATGCAGGCCGCGATGCAAGCCGCCCATTCAAGCTCGTGGGGCGGTGCATACCCGCCCATGCTTGGAACACCAAAATTCCAGGGATATGAATATCCAAAAAATGGATTGCCGATTTATGACGGCGACGGCGTGCGCTTTTCCGGTGAGCCGTTCAGCGATGAATGCAAAGGCCACTGGGTTATAGCTGCATCGTCAAAAAATAAGCCGCAAGTCGTAGGCATGGACAATATCAATGTCGAGCTTTCGCCGTCCGACATTTACAGTGGCATGTATGGGCGAGTAACGATCCGCTTTTTCGGATATGCAAACAGCGGCAATAAAGGTATCGGCTGCGGCCTTGGCAATATCATGAAAACGCGGGATGGCGAAGCCCTTTCCGGCAGCGCATCGGCGGCTTCCGATTTTGCGACCGTTGGAAATGCGGTGGTTCAGCCACTAGGAGGCATTCAGGGTCAGATACCGCCACCACCGCCTGGCTATGTACCCGCCGCCCCCGCATTTCCGCCTCCGGGTCAACCGGTATACCCTCCGGCACCACAAGGTTATGCACCCGCCGTAACTATTAACCCCTTGACCGGGTTGCCACTATAATAAGCCGTTTTTGGTGTTAGGGCGATATCAAAAATCTTCACGCGATACCGTAACGAAAAGGATTATGCGGGGTTCGATTCCCCGCCGGTATCTTAAACTTTAGGAGGAAAGTATGCCCCAAATAAGTATTGACATTGAAACATATTCAAGCGTTGATTTGAAAAAATCAGGAATGTTCAAATATATTGAAAGTCCCGATTTTCAAATACTGCTTTTTGCATATTCAATAGACGGCGGGCCGGTGTACGTTATCGACCTTGCTATAGGCGAATCCCTCCTTCCGGAATTAATTACGGCCATAAACAATCCTTTCTATATCAAATGTGCTTACAATGCGATGTTTGAGTGGGGATGTTTATCAAAGCATTTAGGATATACCCTATCGATTGAGCAGTGGCGTTGCACGAAGATTCACGGCCTTTATTGCGGCTATCCCGGCAGCCTTGAAACCATCGGTAAAGCATTGGGGCTTAGTAGCGATAAGCAAAAACTCAACAGCGGCAAAGCTCTGATCCGTTACTTTTGCGTTCCCTGCCGCCCCACAAAGGCAAACGGCAATAGGACCCGGAACCTTCCGCATCATGATCCCGATAAATGGAACTTGTTTAAAGAATATAACGCGCAAGATGTTGTTACCGAAATGGCCGTTGCAAATAAACTCGCTGCGTTCCCTATGTCGGATTATATTCAACGCGAATGGGAAACAGATGTCCGCATAAATGCCCGTGGTGTGGCTGTTGATATGTCCCTTGTTAAAGCTGCCCTTAATATGGGATATAACACGCGGTCTGCATTGATTGAAGAGGCGATGAATATATCTGGCCTTAGAAATCCCAACAGCATAAAACAGCTGACCTCGTGGCTGGAAAAAGAAATAGATGAAGATATCCATAGTCTCAATAAAGAAACAGTTTCAAAGCTCTTAGATCGCGAGGATAACAGCGATACGGTCACACGTATGCTTGAAATCAGACAAGAGCTTTGTAAGACATCAACAAAGAAATTTGATGCAGTGGAAGCGGCCGTATGCAGTGATGGGCGTGTCCGGGGATTGTTACAATTCTATGGCGCAAACCGTACCGGCAGATGGGCGGGGCGCTTGGTTCAGGTTCAAAATCTTCCGCGTACCTATGTCAAGCCGCTGGCATTTGCCCGGGAACTGGTCATTTCCAACCATACTAATGCCTTGCGCCTTATATATGGAAGCATCGCCGATACCCTGTCACAGCTTATCCGCACCTGCCTCATATCTGCCCCCGGATGTATCCTGATGGATGCTGACTTCGCCGCGATCGAGGCCAGGGTTCTGGCATGGCTGGCCGGTGAAAAGTGGCGGCTCGACGTGTTCCGCACCCATGGCAAAATTTACGAAGCATCGGCATCCCAGATGTTCGGTGTTCCTATCGAAAAAATCACAAAAGGAAACCCTGCATATGAACTCAGACAAACGGGCAAGGTTGCAGAATTGGCACTTGGTTATCAAGGTAGCACCGGCGCGCTGGTTTCTATGGGTGCGCTTGATATGGGACTGGCCAATGAAGAGCTGCTGGATATAGTGCTTCGTTGGCGCAAAGCAAACAAACGCATCCGTGATTTATGGTATCGGATGGAAGAGGCAGCAGTCAAAGTTGTTTCAGAGGGTGGCAGCGTAAGTGTGGGGCCTTTGATATTTTCCCGCGAATTTGACTATCACAACAACCTGGATTTCATGACAATACGCTTGCCCTCTGGCCGCAAACTGTATTATGCCGGTCCTAAAATTGGAGTGAATCAGTGGGGTAAACCCTCTGTTTATTACATGGGAATGAACCAGACCACTAAAAAATGGATGCGGATCGATACTTACGGCGGCAAATTGGTGGAGAACGTGGTCCAGGCCATTGCCCGCGACTGCCTGTCAGAGGCGATAACACGGCTGGATAAAGCGGGACACCGAATCGTTTTCCATGTCCACGATGAAGTAGTCATCGAAAGCGCCGATGCTTTCCCTCCGCTCAGCGAGGTTATCCGAATCATGTCTGCCCCCATGCCGTGGGCGATAGACCTTCCTCTTGATGCCGATGGATGGATCGGTGAATTTTTCAGAAAGGATTAACCGGATGGAAATTTTAACAGTAAATCACAATGGGGTGAAGTTTACTATCAATAAAGCCATTGATAACAGATATTCCGTTTTCAGCCATTCAGAAAACCGGCATATAACCGGCGATAATTTGCAGGATTCGGTTTTAGATGCCTCTATTTTTATACATCATTACGAAGTTGAACGCCAGCAGCAAGAAAAATCAGGTCAAATTAATCTTTTCGACCTCATGGAGGCATAAAGGAATGGACAGCAAGATGCCAAAAAAAATAATTAGGGTGTTCCCAAGACGGACAAAAGCGACCCCGGATGATGAACTTGCATTCACGAAGGCCCCGGCAAAAGAAGATTTTAATCGGCTTGCTTTCACGGTCATTGATGAAATACATATAAGCGTAGCGTTTTCATATGATTTGCCGAAAGCCGAGGAACTCTGTAAAAAATGGTCTGTGCTGGGTGTGCCGGTGAAAATGGGCGGCCCCGCGTTTAATCAACCGGGTGATGAGTTCACACCAGGGCTTTATCTGAAAAAAGGCTACACCATAACGAGCCGGGGCTGTCACGGAGGCTGTTGGTTTTGCAGCGTACCGCAGAGGGAGGGAGGTTTTCGCGTACTTGAAATAAAAGACGGGTGGAACATTTTAGACGACAACATTCTTATGAGTTCACAGGAACATTTTACCGCCGTTATTGAAATGCTGAAACGGCAACCGGAACGGCCTATCTTCTCCGGCGGCATTGAGGCAAGGCTGCTAAAGCCGTGGCAAGCTGAATTAATGAAAAGCGTCAAGACACAGAGGCTTTACTGTGCCTATGATACGCCTGATGATTATGAACCGCTTGTAAGCGCGGGGAAGATATTTAAGGATGTCGGATTTTCTGAAAAGAGTAACATTTTATCATGCTATGTGTTGATTGGATATGAGGGTGATACTTTTGAAAAAGCAGAAAAGAGAATATTTGATACGGTCCGTGCCGGATTTTTCCCTTTTGCGATGCTATGGAAAAATGAAAAAGGTGAAACCGATGAGGGCTGGCGGCGCTTTCAACGCGGATGGTGCAATCCTACTATCGTGGGGTCGAGAATAAAAGAAATGAGATTATCATGAAACATTATGGTGATATAACAAAATTGAATGGAATTTCCGTTGAACCGGTCAATGTGATTATAGGCGGTTCCCCCTGCCAAGATTTAAGCATAGCGGGCAAAGGTGCCGGATTATCAGGTGAACGATCAGGCTTATTTATGGAACAGCTACGCGTTATCAAAGAAATGAGGTGTAAAGATATTGAACAAAGCAGAACTGGCATTCACATCAGGCCCCGATTCATGGTCTGGGAAAACGTCCCCGGCGCATTCAGCTCCAACAAAGGCAAAGATTTCCAAACAGTCCTTGAAGAAACCATCAAGATCGTCAACCCGGAAGCCCCCCCTATTCCTATCCCTAAACACGGATGGCCAAACGCAGGGTGCCTTGCCGGCATGGAAGGAAGATGGAGCATTGCGTGGCGTGTTCTCGATGCACAGTTTTGGGGCGTCCCCCAGAGACGCAAGAGAATCGCACTTGTCGCGGATTTTGGAGGAATCGCCGCACCCGAAATACTTTTTGAGCGCGAAAGCCTGCCTGGGGATACTGAACCGGGCCGACCGCAGGGGGAAGATACTGCCGCCGAAACTCAGGGAAGCACTGGAACGGCAGTCGGGGCTTATTGCATCCGGGATAACCGCCCCGCCGTAATACTAGAAAGGGATGTGACCGCTTACAGTATATTTTCAATGGCAAGTAATTCAATGAAATCGGAAAACCCACACAGCGCTATATATGAAGCGCAAACAGCGCGGACGCTTGACATTAGCGGGGGCAATCCGGGCTGTAATCAAGGCGGCATCGTCATATTAGAAAGCCACCCGCACGACAGCCGGATCAGTATAACGGATGACAATGTGGTTCAGAGCCTAAATGCCCGAATGGGGACCGGGGGGGCAATGTGCCGATGCTAATGAGTATTGATAGAGCAGCTTTTAATCAGGGGAAGAACGCACAATATAATATCGAAATATCCGAAAATGGTGGAACACCACCCGTTGTTGCTAATGGACCATCGGCGGTGGCTTATACAATCGGAAATGGTCAATCAAACGACCTTAAACTGAATGAAATATCCGGAACCCTCAATTGTATGCACGATCAACAAGTAGTGTTGACTGCTTTCCATATCACGCAAGACACTATCCACTCAGATAACGTATCGCCGTGCCTATCTATTGGTAGTCCAAACGGGCAAGCGACAATTGGCGTCAACGTGGATTGGGTCGTGAGGCGGCTTACCCCTCTTGAATGCGAGCGGCTGCAGGGCTTCCCGGATTACTGGACAGATATCGGTGCGTGGGAAGATTCGGGCGGCAAGCGTAAAAAAGAAAGCAGTGATTCAGCGCGGTACAAAGCGATCGGAAACAGTATCGCCCTGCCGCCGTGGGTATACGTTTTACAAAGATTAAGCCTGTGCTGTGGCGGCGATGTTACGATGGCGAGCTTGTTTGACGGCATAGGCGGGTTCCCTCTTATATGGGAAAGGCTGCACGGCCCGGGGTTTTGCCTTTGGGCAAGCGAGATTGAGGAATTCCCAATCGCGGTAACAAAACGGCGTTTTGGCAAATAAATTTAATTGCCCCCCCCCTTGCATAGAGGGGGACCGGGAGGATAGGAAAAACGATGGTAAATAACAGGCGCATAACAATATCATACGGAAACAATCGCCGGTCAACAAACTGGCTACCCCAGGGCCTGATGCTTTCCGAAATGTGGGAAAAACTCCGGATTCCGACACGGGGCAAGGAAACCATAAATGAATACCTGACAATGAAAAAAGCGCAGCAAGACGAATTGAAAGATGTCGGCGGCTATGTATGCGGAACCTTTAGCGGCCCCCGCCGTAAAGCCAATAACGTGACCGGCAGGGATATCATTACCCTTGACCTTGACAACATCCCCGCCGGTGGCACTGATGACGTTATCCGGCGTATAGAAGGACTTGGCGTTGGTTATTGCGTATACAGTACCCGGAAGCACCACGGCGCGGCCCCGCGTCTTCGTGTCCTGATCCCCTTCGACCGGACGGTCACGGCTGACGAATATGAACCATGCGCCCGGAAGATGGCTGAATATATCGCCCTTGAAATGGCCGACCCAACGACATTTGAAGCCGCCCGGCTGATGTATTGGCCCTCGTGTTGCTCTGACAGCGAATATGTTTATTACTACGCCGATAAGCCTTTCGTTTCGGCTGACGGCCTGCTTGCGCAATATTCCGATTGGCGGGATGTATCTTTGTGGCCGTCACTGCCAGGGATGCAGACGTTTACAAAGCTTGCAGTCAAACAAGGTGATCCCGAAGCCAAGACAGGTGTCGTGGGTGCGTTCTGCCGTACATATGATATCTTCCGCGCTATGTATGAACTAATACCCGGAATCTATGAACCGGTTGACAATGCGCCCGACCGTTACACGTATCTGGGCGGCTCTACGACAGGCGGCGCCGTTCTTTATGATAGTGGTAAATTCTTATTCAGCCACCATTCAACCGACCCTTGCGGCGGTAAACTTGTAAACGCTTTCGACCTTGTGCGCCTGCACCGATTCGCTGATCTGGATGACGAAGCGCAGCCGAATACTCCGAATAACCGTCTACCCTCCTATTCCGCTATGCTTGAAATGGCTACAAAAATACCCGATGTATTGGTACTCATCAATCAGGAACGGTCGGCCGAAGCGCAGAAAGAGTTTGCCGGAATCACTGCTACGAATGAAAATGTCCCCGGTAATTGGGAGCACCTGCTTGACATCAATTCGCAGACGGCTTTTCCGAAAGCCACTATTGATAACGTGTGCATCATCCTTGAAAATGATCCGAATCTAAAAGGCAAATTCGCCCTTAATATGTTTGCCGGCCGTGGCGAGGTCCTGGGGGCGCTTCCGTGGGATGTTCGGGCAAAGCGGCGGCTGTGGGATGATAACGATAACAGCGGACTTTATTGGTACATGGAAAAGCGCCATAAGATTACCGGCAATGGGAAGATAGATGCCGCCTTATCTCTTCATTCTAATAAATTCGCATTTAATGAAGTGCAAGACTACTTATCAGTGATTTCTTGGGATGGGATGCCCCGGCTTGAAACATTGTACATTGATTATCTTGGTGCTGCTGATAATCCTTATAACCGCGCCGTGGCGCGCAAGGGATGCGTAGCGGCAGTAGCAAGGGCAATGATGCCCGGATGCAAGTTTGACAATATGACAATACTCGTGGGGCATCAGGGCATCGGCAAAAGCTCTTTGCTGGATATTTTAAGCAAGGGGTGGTTCAATGACAGCATCCGCACGTTCGAGGGCAAAGAAGCATCGGAGCTGCTTCAAGGTGTGTGGATCGTGGAAGTATCGGAGCTTGATGCTTTCAGGCGAACAGACGTTGCGAGGATCAAGCAGTTTTTGAGTTTACGCGCTGATCGCTTCCGGGCTGCCTATGGAAGGCATGTTAAGGAGCTACCGAGGCCGTGCGTATTCTTCGGCACTACTAACACAAAAGACTTTCTACAAGATACCACGGGTAATCGCCGTTTTTGGCCAGTGACTACCGGTGATCAACCTGTCATAAAAAGCGTATGGAACGATTTACCGGCAGAGGTAGACCAGATTTGGGCGGAGGCAGTTGTTTACTGGCGGATGGGTGAAACCCTTTATCTGGCGGAGGAAGTTGAAATGATGGCAAGAGCCAAACAGGAAGAACACCGTGAAGCTTCACCTTATGAAGGTATAACAATTGATTTTATTAACAAAGCTGTGCCGAAAGACTGGGAAACTTGGAAGCTTGACCGGAGGCGGATGTATTGGGGTGGCGGAGAGCAAGGAAACGTTGCCACCGTACCCCGGGATCGGATATGTGCGGCCGAAGTGTGGTGTGAGGCACTGGGCGGACTTCCGAAAGACCTGACTAAGGGAATCGCCAGAGAGATTAATAACGTCATTGACCGTCTGGAAGGATGGCAAAGATCGGCCAGAACCCTTAAATTCGGCCCCCACGGAGCGCAACGCGGATTTTCAAAAGCAGAGTAACATTTGGGGTAACATTCGGGGTAACAATGCAAAAATAGGTAGTTTTGAGAAAGTTAATGTTACCCCAAAGGTAACAATCAAAAAAGAATGTTACCGCAAATGTTACCCCAAATGTTACCCCAAATGTTACCCCTGAAAACCGCATAAATACTGACTTTTATATATAGGGGTAACATTCTAACATTATTTTTCTATTGAGGATATAAATAGGCAGTTAGGCAGTATATAAACCACCTAATCCGCCTGATGTGATATGTATATACGCGCGAGAATGTTATCGCCTCAAAGAAAGGGTTGAAAATGCCGGAAAAAGAAATTGAAAACTATTTACGGGACCGAGTGAAGAAATCGGGAGGGTGGGCATTGAAATTCATTTCCCCCAGCCAAAATGGAGTGCCAGACAGGATCATACTGTTCCCAAAAGGCCGGATATTTTTCATCGAAACAAAAGCACCGGGGAGGCGACTGCGGAAACTTCAAGAGCATATATGCGGCAAAATAAAAGATTTCGGATTCGATGTCCGTAGGATTGACACAAAAATTGAAGTTGATTTATTCATAAGCGAGGTAACGGGAAATGGAATATAAACCGCACAACTACCAGGCATACTGCATCCAGCGCATTTTGCAAGACCCCGCCGTCGGGCTGTTCCTCCGTCCCGGCTTGGGCAAGACTTCGATAACGCTGACCGCCGTCAATATCCTGCGGTATTATTACTGGCAGATCGCAAAAGTTCTTGTCATTGCGCCCAAAAAGGTTGCCGAAGCCACATGGAGCAAAGAGGCGGCAAAGTGGGACCACCTGAAAATGCTAAGGTGCGTGGCCGTGACCGGCAGCACCCCAAAGCGGATCAGGGCTTTGAACACACCGGCGGATGTTTATGTCATCAACCGGGAAAACGTGCAGTGGCTGGTTGAATATTACCAGCAGGCCTGGCCCTTCGACATGGTGGTATGCGATGAGTCAACGAGTTTCAAAAACCACCAGAGCAAACGCTTCAAGGCCTTGAAGCTGATACGCCGGTTCTGCCAAAAAGTGGTCCTTCTTACCGGGACGCCTTCCAGCAAGGGCCTGATTGACCTTTGGGCGCAGGTGTATCTGCTGGACGAGGGGGAGCGGCTGGGCCGGACGATCAGCCAGTACCGGGAGCGGTATTTCATCGCCAACACCCACGGCGGCCATTTCACCGACTACAAGCCCAAAAGCGATGCGGACGATGCGGTTTTTGAAGCGATCGGCGACATCTGCGTGAGCATGAAAGCCGAGGACTACCTGGAGCTGCCGGAATGCATCGAGCATGAACTGCCGGTCGTGCTTGATGACAAGGCAAAGAAAGCATATGACAGTTTCGAACGCGATCTGCTGCTTGAAGTCGAGGACGAAACCATTACCGCGCAGGGGGCGGCGGTGCTTACCGGGAAACTGCTGCAATACTGCAACGGGGCGGTATACGGCGATGAAAAGCAGATAATCAAGGTACATGACTGCAAGCTGGATGCCTATAGCGAGTTGCTGGAACAGATCGGCGATGAGCCGGTGATGACATTCTACAGCTACAAGCACGATCTCGAACGAATAGTTGACCGGCTTAAGAAGACAACACTTAAAGTCCGGGTGTATTCAGGCCCGCAAGATGAGGAAGACTGGAACGCCCGCCGGATCGATGTATTGCTGGCACACCCCGCTTCTTGCGCTTACGGGCTTAACCTGCAAGCCGGGGGCCGTCACATTATTTGGTTCGGGCTTAACTGGAGTTTCGAGCTTAACGACCAGGGCAAGTGCCGTCTTTGGCGGCAGGGCAGTGAATTTGACAAGGTTTTCATCCATTATCTTGTTGTGCAAGGCGGTGTTGATGAGGATGTTATAGCGGCAATACGTGACCGGGCACATACCCATGAAGTGGTTATGTCCGCTTTGAAAGCAAGAATTAAAAAAATAAGAGAGGCTTAAAAATGAAAACTATTGAAGAAAGGATATTAAGATTATGACAGCGAAACAATATCTTCAGCAATCTTTTATATTAAATGCAAAGATTGAATCATACCAAATGGAACTTGAACAGTTACGCGCTTTGTCAACGTCTGTTTCTGCAACTGATTTATCAAAAGAAAGAGTTCAGACAAGCGGAACAAAAGACCGAATCGGTGAAATTATTGCAAATATTGTTGGTTATGAAAATACGATCCAAGAAAGGATTGATCAGCTTGTAAATTTAAAACGAGAAATAAACGAGCGAATCCAAGCCATGCCTGATGATGATTCAACTGCGATTTTGCAAAAAAGGTATGTAAATTTTCTAAAATGGGATCAAATCGCGTTTGATTTAAACAAAGATATTAGATGGGTTTTTCGGTTGCATGGTAAGGGTCTGAAAAATTTTGCAATAAAATTTAATTTTGACCATTGAAAGCCACTATCAAAGTGTGATATAACTAAGCTGAAAAAATATCCTTGAAAGGGGCTTGTGTTATGAGTTTGACGAATAGGCAAAAAAGATTTGTTGATGAATACTTAATTGACTTAAACGCTACACAAGCGGCAATCCGGGCAGGGTATTCAGTACATACAGCGAAAGAAATAGGGGCTGAAAACCTCACAAAGCCTAACATCCGCACGAATATTGACAAAGCACTTGCTGAAAGAAGCCGCCGGACCGGAATTTCTGCTGATCGGGTTCTGATGGAGTTAGCGAAAATCGGTTTTGCAAATATTACTGATGTTGCTAATGCTGCCGATGCCACTGTTAATGACGGTGCCGACCGCGATGATACTGCCGCCATACAATCAATCAAGGTTAAGTGTACTCCTACTGATAAAGGCGATATTGTCGAACGCGAAATAAAGATGTACGACAAAGGAAAGGCACTTGAACAAATGGGGCGGCACCTTGGAATTTTCAATGATAAAATGAAACTGGAAGGTGATGTTAATATCATTATCCATGACGATCTTGAAGATTAAGTAACAGATTAGTAACAAAACAAGGCTGAATTCCTGATAATCAGGGATTTTTCATATTATGGGGTAATGATTTTATGCAAAATCTGAACATTTCCCTGAAAGATGCTGTTGGCGGTGGTTATAAAGATTTTTGGCGGTTCAAAGGGCGTTACCGCATTTTGAAGGGCAGCCGGGCAAGTAAAAAGAGCAAGACAGCGGCCTTGTGGTATATCGTCAATATGATGGCGAACCCTGAAGCAAATACCCTTGTAATCCGTAAGACCTTCAGGACGATCAAGGATTCATGCTTTACCGAACTAAAATGGGCGATTAATCGCTTGAAGGTATCGCATAAATGGAAAATTACCGAAAACCCGCTTGAAATGACCTACTTAAAGACCGGGCAAAAGATATACTTCCGGGGCTTAGATGATCCATTGAAAGTTACTTCCATGACCGTTGATGTCGGTTCATTGTGTTGGATGTGGATTGAAGAAGCCTATGAAATCATGAAAGAATCTGACTTTGATACGATTGATGAATCAATCAGGGGTCAGGTTGCAGAAGGATTATTCAAACAAATTACAATGACGTTCAATCCTTGGAATGAACGTCATTGGATAAAGGCGCGGTTCTTTGACGCTGAACCTGACCCCGATATTTTGGCGAAAACTACAAATTACAAGTGCAATGAATGGCTAGATTCCGCTGATAAAAAAGTTTTTGAAACAATGCGAGTTAAAAATCCGCGCCGGTATAATGTTGCCGGCTTAGGGAATTGGGGTATTGTTGAAGGTGTTATATTTGAAAACTGGATTGAAGAAGCGTTTGACCTTGAAGAAATAAAGAAAATCAAGGGTATTAAAAGCGCGTTTGGTCTTGACTTTGGGTATACAAATGACCCATCATCTTTATTTTGTGGAATGATTGACCTTGGCGAGAAAAAATTATTTGTTTTTGATGAAATGTACAAAGAGGGTATGTCAAATGAAGCTATTGCAGCCGAATTGACTAGTATGGGGTTCAAAAAGGAAAAAATAACAGCGGATTCTGCTGAACCCAAAAGCATTGACCGATTACGAGAACTTGGCATTTCAAATATCAAGGGTGCGAGAAAAGGGAAAGACAGTGTAAATAATGGCATTGATCATATTCAAGATTTTGAAATTATCATTCATCCCAAATGTGTTAATTTTTTAACTGAAATATCTAACTACACATGGGATCAAGATAAGTTTGGAAAAAAGATAAATAAACCCATTGGTGACTTCAACCACTTAATGGATGCAATGCGTTACGGCATGGAAGATTTAATTAAGGGAAAAATTTTCTCATTTGATTGAACAGTAACAATTTAGTAACAAAAAGACCGCGTAAGCCTTATTTTTCAGGGTTTGCGCTTTATTATGACATAAAGAAAGGGGGTTTAAGGCTTTGATTAGATTTAATTTTGTGACTGACCAACTGAATGAATTAATCAGGCAAAGCGCAAAGAACCGCTTGACTGATGAAGAATTTGTTATCAATGAAATCAATCGTTTTCTTGTGTCAAAACGGCGAAAAGACATGATTGACGGTGAAAATTACTTCCGGGGAAAGCATGACATCCTAAATCGTAAAAGAACTATGATCGGGGAAGATGGAAAACTGGCCGTGGTTGATAACTTGCCAAATAACCGCATTGTTGACAATCAGTACAAAAAAATGGTTAATCAGAAAGTCAATTATTTGCTTGGCCAGCCGGTAGCATTCAAAACCGAAAATGAACAGTATTCAAAATTTTTAGCATGGTTCTTTGATAAGAATTTTTTGCGTCAAATCAAGAATGTCGGAAACGATTCATTGAATTGTGGTTTGGGTTGGTTATTTTTATTCTACAATGAAAAGGGTGAATTTGTCTTCAAGCGGATGAAGCCTTATGAAATCATCGCCGGGTGGAAAGACGAAGAACACACTGTTTTAGATTATGCGATCCGTTTTTATGAAGTCATTGCGTATGAGAGCAAAGAAGAAAAGGTTTTGCAAAAGGTTGAAGTTTACCATGAAACAGGAATCAGCCGGTTCACTTTGGATAGCTCGCGCCTTGTTCCTGATGAAATCCCCCATGAACCATACTTCACCGTTACCGATGAAAACGGTGAACAGGCTTTTAACTGGTCACAAATCCCGCTGATTCCGTTTAAGTTCAACAGTGAAGAAATTCCATTGATCCGAAACGTAAAAACGCTCCAAGATGGGTTGAACCTGATTTTGTCGAACTTTCAAAATAACATGGAAGAAGATACAAGGAATACTATTCTTCTACTTGTTAATTATGACGGTGAAAACCTTGCTGAATTCAGAAAGAACCTTGCTACATATGGGGCGGTTAAGCTGAAAACGGTTGACGGTGCGGCGGGTGACTTGCGGACACTCCAAGTTGAAGTAAATGCTGAAAACTATCAGGCAATCATTAAAATCTTCAAAAAGGCAATCATTGAAAACGCTATGGGTTATGATGCCAAGGATGACCGCCTTGGCGGAAACGCTAATCAATTAAATATCATGAGCATGTACAGCGATATTGACCTTGATGCTAATGAAATGGAAACCGAATATCAAGCAGCCTTTGAACAGCTACTTTTTTTCATCAATCTTCATTTGGTTAATGTTGGTCAAGGTGATTTTGAGAATGAAACGGTGGAAGTCCGGTTCAATCGTGATATGCTAATTTCTGAATCTGAAACTATTACCAATATTCAGAATTCAGTTGGAATTCTTTCTGATGAAACCTTAGTACAGAATCACCCTTGGGTTGATGATGCACAAAATGAAATGGAACGGAAACAGGAAGAAAAAGAATTAGCAATGAAGCAGTACGGTGGTGATACTTTTAACCCGGCTTTTTCGGCTATTAATAACAATTTAGTAACAAATGACCCGGAAAACGCTGAATAATAGGGATTTAACAAATATGGTGCAATGATTAGGCGGTGAAATTATGAAAAACGCTGATTACTGGAAGCGGCGGTTTGAACTAATTGAAGC